TTAAAACAATCGCAGAAATAAAGTTAATTGCATCTCCTATACAAGTAAACGAGCCCGAATATGTTATTTTTTGACCTAAAGTTAGGTTTATTAAATCTGATGTAGTTGTTAATGTAGCGGGGTTGTTTATAAGCATTTCAAATCCATACGCAAAGCCATTTAAACCATATTCTGCATAAGGGTAATTAATATAAGTTGCATTATTTACAGTCCAATCTTCGGTTATATCGTTAAAAGTGTATAGAACGCTGTTATTATATAGTGATTTCACTAAACCGTATTTGTAATTTATACGATAAGCACCAATACTATTAACCGTATTTAACTGTTGATTTCCGTTAACGTGGTGCGGGTAAAATGCATCGACTTGACTACCTAAATTAAAATCAAAATCGATTGTTTTTGTGGTTGGACTATTAGCAACTCCATCATCATCATAACTAAAGAAAACACGCTCAGAATTATCTACTAAAGTGTTAGGTTTGTAAATTACCCATTCTCCTTTATAACTTGTTATAACAGCTCCAAATGGCTCTAATACACTACGCAATACCTCATCACATTGCATAAGTGTATCTTTGTCATCTTTTACAAATCGATTTGAATTAAAATACACATTTGCAAAAGTGTCTAAAGTTTGCGTTAATCCATTGTAATACACCCCTATATTGGTTAAAATATTTTGAGGTGTTTTAGTTCGTTTTAAGCAGTTCGTAATAATTTCTAAAGCAGATTGTTTACCACTAAAAAAGATACCTGTTGCATCTTCTACATAACTAAGGTTATTTAAAAATCCTAAGCCATCAATACAATTTAAACTAATAAACCATTTGTCAGTAACGTAACTTTGAAACAAGCCGTCTGGACTTAGCCATCCATTAAATAAGGTAACCCCATCACGCTTATAGTTTACAGAGTAAGTGCGCTCATCTTCGCTGTACAAGTCGTCAAAAGAAACGCTTAAATTAGCTTGTAATTCAATTTTTAACCCGCAGCCTCTAATTGCTTCTAAAGTATCATCTGTTTGCGAATACTCTAAACTACATGAGCCGTAAATTTGAGTTGATGACCCAGTGAAAGCAACATTAGAAATCTCTACCCTATGAACTATTGTTTTAACATCCGTAAATTCAAAATAATATTTTAAAGCCATAATTATATTATTCCCAAAGAGCCTCCTAAAGCTCTATTTTGTTTTAAAGTGTTTGATAATACACCTACTAATTTTGTTCCTTCAATTTGAAATACTACATTTTGGAAACCCCCACCGTCTGAACTTTTTGAACTAGAACCGCCTCTACTTGGTGAGAATTTAGACGTGTCAGAATTAACAGAGCCTCTATCACTTCCCGCACCTTTAAAACTACCACTTATGCCTGTTCCTATTGCTTTCAAAGCGATACCCCCAGCAATTGCCGCAAGTCCTGCTCCAATGCCAGCAATGCTCCCAAATAAACTTGTAATAGTGCCTGCTAAAACCGCTGCTGTTCCTAATTGAATTAATTTATCACCCATTGCAGATAGCAACGACCCCATACCTGTCATAACAGCTTCTGTAGCACTAGCCGTTCCGCTTCCTATTGCCTCACCTAAATTACTCAATGAATTACTAACATTGTTAACCAACAAGTCGTCCATAGACTTATTTATTGCCATTGCCTGTTCGTCAAGTGCTAATTTTTGGTCTGCTAACTGTTTTAGGTTAAAATATGATTCCCAATCTATTGTTTTATCTTGTAATTGAGCGCCTAAAGACGAAAAGTCTACTTGTCTATTTAATATTAAATCTTGAAAACCTTGTACACCTGTGTTATAATCTTGATAAACGCTTTCAAACAATGCCGTTACTTTTTCCCTTACTTCTGGCGTGGTCTTTTCGGGTATTATCTTACTAAAGTCTATAACTCCACTATCTTCACTAACAATACCACCTAAACTAGAAATATTAGTTTCTAATTTGGTGTTTTGTTTATTAAGTTTTTGTTGGTTTAGTTGTAATTCAGTAATATCTTCTAATAAGTCTTTTTCTTTTGTGTATAATTTTGCAACAGTTCCTCTTTCAGATGCCGAAACTCTTCCAATAGCTTTTATTTTTAAAAGTACTCTTTCGCTTTCTTCTTGCTTTTGAAGTATTTGGTCTTCTATTACTAATAATTTTTTAGTGTTTTCTATTATAGAATCACTTGCGGCTGTTGCTCTTGCTCTCTTTAGTATTGATGTTGTTAATAAATTATACGTTGCAGTTAAACCACCGTTTAACATTTTTTCATCCGTCATATCTTTTAAATACTCTGGATATTTTTTTCTTAATTCATCGATTGCACCTTTTCGCTGATTAGTTGATAAGGTTGTATTTTCTATTTGAGATTTTAACAGCCTTAATGTAGTTAATTCTTTTACGGCACTAATAGAACCTTCTAAAGTAGCTTTATCAACTTCTTTTAACCCAAAAACATAGTCATCTAGACTTTTTGTTAAATTTTCTTGTTCTTTTCGTAAAGCTTTTACCCTGTCACGTGTTGGGAATAATTTATCTCCAAAAACAAGCAAAGCAGAAGTAACTAAGGATATTAACAAAGTTATACCGCCAAATCCTTTTAAATCGGTTAGCATTGCTTTTAAAGCACCGCCAGCAGACCCCGTTTTGTTTCTTAAATATCCGAATTGCTCTGTAAGGTTGGTAATGTTGTTACTTACCCCCATTATACCAAAAGGTGCATCTTGTATGGTTCTACTAAATGCTGTCATGGCAGAATTACCACTTGCAGCGCCTTTTTTAAGACTACTCATTCCAGCACCACCTAAATCACGTGCGTTAGAATTAACTTTTCTTAAATCACTGCTTAATTGCTTTGAACTGTTTGTAACTTTTAGCTCTGCTTTTTCAATAGCAAGTAAAGAATTTTGATATTTAGCTTGTGATATTGTACCATTAGAAAACGCAAGTTTTAAAGCATCTGTTTGCTGGGATAAATTAGAAGTAAATATAGCGTTTCGTTCTAAGCTTTTTGTTATGCCGTCCGCTTTGTTTTTAAAGTTTTGTAAAGCTTTTTCGCTATCTGTCAAGGCTTTTTTTAAGCCATCCATGTTACCGTTAATTCCTACGCTTAATTCAGACATTATTTCTATTATTATATTCTAATTGTGCTTTTTTAATTGCGTCTATTTGAAATTGATTAATAGGTTGTTTAGTTTGTTCGCCTAAATAATTATTTCTATTGCTTTTTATAATCTTTTTTTTATCACTACTTTTTACGTATGGTGCAACTTCTACAATATTTTTAGTAACTTCATATATTTTAAGCCAAGCGTTTTTTTCCATTCTATTAAATGCAAAGAGCCGAATTTGAAATTCAGCCCATGTCATATTGCAATATTGCTCATAAGAACAACCAAACTCCCCTAAACAAACAGATACTACATCACCTTGCCAATTTATTTTTTTTTTGAGCCGTTATCTTTAGCTTCCTCACTTTTAGGCAAACTATCAATTATAGATTGTAAAAAAGGCTCAACAAACTTAGCGCTTTCACTTCCATCTTTAAAATAGTTTGTAGATTCAATTAAATCTGTTAATTCAAATAACTTTAAAGATACAGGCAATTCTTTACGCTCACAATTATGTACATAACTAGCGTACATTAATTTAGGTATAAAAGAATAGCTATCAGTATTTATTTTACTAAAAATACCTTGCAGGTCTAAGTCTTCATTCTTTAAAAACTCACCTAAAAAAGATAAACCAAAAAAGAACTCAACTTCTTTACCGTTAAAATTTAACGTTACTTTATTTGTCATATTATGCTTTTGGGTCAACTAAAACTACTAAACCGCTATTCTGTAAAGTACCAGACCACGTAGCAAACTCACCACCGCTTGGAGCTGATAAACTTAAATCAGATAAAACAGCGTTACCATACCAACTTACAGGCGTAGTTTGCCCAGTTGTTATTTTCCAGTTTTGATTAGTTCCGTCTATTGTATTTATTTTAGTAAATAAGTAGGCATAGTTAGTTTTTCCAGCTTCATCTAAAATATATTCACATTCAAAAGAAACCTCTGAGCTTGATGAACCCGCTACTCTTTGAATAATACCAGGGCTACATTTATCTTGGCTTTCAATTACGTTTGTGGTGAAATTTAAATCGTTTGATGTCAAACAGCCCATTGGCTCGTATGCATCTGTTCCGTTCCAAATTGATAAAATTAAAACATCCCCTTTTATTTTTACACTCATTTTATTTTATTTAATTAATTAATTACTACAAATATAGATATTATTTATTATAAACTTAATAATAATAGTTTTAATTTATAGTTAATTCTAATCTCATTAACTTTCTGAATATATTTTCGTTTTGTGTTATGGTTACAATATCGTTAGGAAAGTCTTGTGTTTGATTTATAACCGTTAAACCACTACTAACGTCTAAAACTAAGTTGTTAGTTAAGTTTCTCACACTGTCCATTATATTGTCCGCTAATAATCTATCCCCAGTATTACCATTAGATTGATAAGAGGTTATAATATCAATTAATATAGATGATTCATAAGAGAACTCACATTTATTAGCCTTTTGTACTTGGTTTGTTTGCGTAGTCATCAATATAAAATGCGCTGGTATAACACTTCCGCTAACTCTACTGTCATAACATGGTATGGTAAAGGTGTCTACTACAATATTGTTTAAAACAGCATAAACTGCTTTTCTAACCCATTTATCTGGTAGTGCTTTATTCATTTATATTTATTTGTTAAATGTTCTAGTAAATCTTTTAAATCTTGTAAATACTTTTTACGCCCTTTTACAAATGCGGGGTATAAATATGGCTGAGGTTGTAAGTTAATCTCCTTAACTCCTTTACCTTTAAACAATATTGCTATTTCTTTTAATTCAGTAGGTACTTGCACAGCTCTACCTGTTCCGAATTCTATGTAAGCGGAATAAGGCGCTAAACCCGTAGCATTTGCCATTATCTTAAAATCAGCCTTACCCAACTCAATTGCTTTTATTCCTTGCCTTAACTTACCTAAATCTACTGGAGCTCTCTGAATTGCATCAACTGCTATTAATGTAGCATTGTCTGCTGTTATTTCGTGTATTTCTATTTCAGCCTCTTTGCCAAACTTTTTTAAATCAGATAATACATTTTTAAGACCTTTTAGCGCCATTACAATAGACTAAAGACAAAATCATATAAACAAACCTCAGATTCAACATTACCAGTATCTGCTACAACTCTAAAAATATAATCATCAGTTATTTTTCTTGCTATGTTTGCATTTCCAATTGGGTATGCATCACTAACTGATTTTAATTCTACCTTAGTGGCTATTATTTCAATATACATATTATCAAAGTTAACCTCGTAAGGTTGGTTAGATACTATATATTTATCTCCTCTATATTTTATATATTGGTTTAAATTATTATAACTTAAATCTTCTCTTTTTCTAGTTAATATAACTATTTGATTTGTTGCATTAGTAATTCCGTTATCTGTTGACCTAAACGTACTCTTTGCATTTGCTGTCTTTATTTCTGCCCAACTAGAAGTTATTAAAGTATCTGTACCAGCAACTCCACCACCATAAACATTACGTTCATTGGTGGTTTGCCATAACTCAAACCTTTTAGTTAACCTTCTACTATTCATTAGATTATAAATCTTTTGTAACCGTCTAAAGTCATTTTAGCTAAATTAGATAGTTTACCTTCTTTGTT